GGAAGTGCAAGACCATACCAATCAAAACATGGTGGGTATGGTGATGAATATGTTATAGAAACAACTATTCCTGAAAAGTATATTGATTGGGATGCAACTATCGCTCTTAATACTATTAAGACAAGAGGTTCGTATGAAGAAGAAATTAAACTATTCAAAAATACTCCTATTACGATAGATAAGATCTATTTGTCTGCGTATGGAAAGCTTATTGAGGAAGATATTAGTAAATTAACAGGAACTTTTATATCGTGAAATTAAGAGACTTAAGAGAAGGTCTTTATATAGAAAATCTGGATAGAGCACCAACAACCTTCAAACAAGCAATTAATACTCTTGTAACAAGAGACAGTGAATTATTTGTTGATGAAGATCCGCGTTCAAGTAGTGACGTAGTGATATCATTTGGTAACTCTAATCTTCCAACATCAAGAAATAGAATACATATTGGGGGGAAATTCCACAACAAAGAATCACAATATCAACTTCTAAGAGATATTGTTCCAACCATTAAGACATACACGGATTCACTTGAAGTCGCTGGGGAGCGTTTTATTGCTAAGAAGAAAGCAGGGTATAAACAACAAGGTCAACTTATTGATGAGTTACCAGATGATGATTCTGATTATGTCTTCCAACCGTTAGTTGACATCATGGAAGAATATAGAGTAATAACATATTTTATGAATGGTGATTATCATGTAGCTGGCATCTATAAGAAATCTGGGTCTAATGTGTCATATAAAAGTATCAACATCAATTCTCCTGCTGGACGAAAGATATCAGATATGGCAATGAACGCTACTGAGGCGCTTGGTTATGGGTTTTCTGGGGCAGATGTTGCCATAGTATCTAATAGGAACAAAGAGAGCTTAAACGTCAATGAGAGCGTCACTGGATTTATTGCAAGCAAAACTATGAGAGCATTTGGTTCATTGGATAATACAGAATCACTATTAAGAGATAACTATCTTGTTGTTATTGAAGTTAATTCTATGCCTTCAATGGCAAATGTTGGTATCTACTTTGATCTAAAGACATCCATAAAACATACAGCACATAAATAGTTATAAAATAGGTATTCTAAATGAATCATTTTGAAAAAAATTGGAAACCAGTTAACTTATCTAACTATTACCAGCAAAAACAGTCTAGAGGGTTTGGGGGAACTACTACAAACGATTGGTACAGTAAATTAATGATCTCTAACGTAGGACGTAAAGAGAAGTTACGCCGTTATGATCAGATGGATGTTACTGTAGATATTAATAGAGCATTAGATATCGTTGCTGAAGATATTAGCTCAGAAGATGCCAGTGATAATAAGATATTCAATATTGACTTTTCTATGTTTGGTAATTCAAGCAAAGCACAAGTAAAAACATTAGAACAAACACTTAATCTATGGGAAAAAAGAACAGGATTCGACTATAAGTTCTTTGATATTATCAGAGATGTTTGTAAGTATGGAATGGTCTTATTGAGAAAAAACAACAATGGGTCATTTGAAAAGCTTGTTGCTGATAGAGTTGAAGGTTATAAAATTGACAAGGATGATTCTAATAAAGTAACACATTATATATACAATCATTCTTCTTCTTATAAGAATAAGAACGACGATACTATTCAAGGTGCCGACACAACCGAAAAGAAAGAACTCATTGACATTAAAGATCTTGTAATTCTAAAGATCGGTGATACTCCGATGGGGAAGTCATTATTAGAAGATGTGTATCGTGTATGGAAACAGCTTCAACTATTAGAAGATTCGGTAGTAATCTATCGTATTGTTCGCGCACCAGAACGTAGAGTTTTCTACATTGATATGGGCGGAATGGCAGGTACTAAAGGAGAAGCATACTTAGATCGTGTCAAGAATAAGATTAAACAGAAACAAGTTGTCCGTGATGGATCTGTTGAGACTGAATATAATCCTGCTAGTACACAGGAAGACTATTTCATCGGGGTATCGGGAGAAGGTAAAGGTAGTAGGGTAGAAACATTACCCGGTGGCGAGAACCTAGGTAGAATCGAAGACTTACAATACTTTAATAGAAAGCTTGCACTTGGCCTTAGAATCCCACCTAGTTATATGGATTCCAGTGGTGAATCTGACAAAGATACCTACAGTGATGGTAGAGTTGGTACAGCATATATTGCTGAGTTACGTTATGTTGGTTTTGTAAAGCGCCTACAGAAAGGATTGGCAAAACCACTTTTCAAACACTTTAAAGAGTTCAGCAAGAAAGAAGGTGTTGAGATTCCAGAAGAACTTGAATTCTATATAGAACCCCCACAAAGCTTTGCCGAATATAAAGAAAGTGAACTTAATAGTGTTCTTCTTAACCTATATGCATCTGCTGAAGGGATAGAATCTATGTCTAAGAGATTCGCCCTTGAGAAATTTATGAGGATGGACACTGCCGAAATTAGTCTTAATGAAGAGTTAAAACTTAAAGAAATGGGATATGATAAAAAATCAATATCAAGTATGGCAGAAGAAATTAAAATGAATCTTGTTTATGGTGATGGTTCTGCTGCATCTAAGTTAGAAGATGAACCGATAGAACAAGATGGTTACGATGAACTTGATGTTGGTGGTGATGAGGCAGGAAAAGCAGTCACAATTAACATTCAAAAGTAAGTATAAATAACTAAAACTCAAAAGGAGAGTGTTATGAAAGCAGTAGATAAAGTAGTAGATAAAGTAGTAGATAAAGTAGTAGAACCAGAAGCAGTAGAACAAAACATTATTGACCTATTCGTTGATGGAAAATTCGATGAAGTTAAAGAGATGATTCATAAGAAAGTAGTCGCAGCAGTGGCAGACGAAATCGCATAAACGTTAATATTCCACCTAAATATAAATAATAGTATAATTTAGGTGGAATAAACAATGATCTTAACAGAGAGTAATTTCAAAAACATTATAGTTGAATCATCAGGAGATGATAAGAAACTATACATTAGAGGGATTTTCTTAGAATCCGAACAACAAAATCGCAATGGCAGAGTATACCAACGCAGTGAGATTCAAGAAGCTGTAAACAAAATTAATGAAGCTGCCACACAAGGCAGACATATTCTTGGCGAACTGGATCATCCAGCAGGCAGTCTTGAAGTAAGTCTTAAAAATGTATCCCATAAAATTACCGAAATGTATATGGAAGGTAATAATGCCATCGGGAAAGCAGAGATATTAGAGAAAGTTCCATCAGGACAGATTGCTAAAGGTCTTATTGAAGCTGGTATCAATATCGGTGTATCTAGTCGTGGAAGTGGTATGGTAAATGAATCAACCGGCATTGTTGAAGGGTTTGATATTGTGACGATAGATCTAGTTGCATCACCATCAGCTATTAATGCCTTTCCCCAATCTCTAAGAGAAAGCATTCAATTGTATAAGCGTACAGGCGAGTTAGATAATCTGGCAAACGCGGTAGTTCACGACAAAAAAGCGCAGGCATATTTCGAAAAAGAGATAATGACGTTTATTAAAGAAACATTTAATAAATAACTAATAAGAATAAATAACATTATAAACATTAATTTAGGAGTTATTCTGATATGAAGAAAGAATTAAAAGAGCTTTTCGAAAGCGAAATTCTTAACGACGAAACTAAGGCACAACTTAGTGAAGCTATTGAAGCCGTTAAGACATCTGCTATTGAAGAAGCTAAAAAGGAACTTGAGGTTGAGTATGCGGTAAAGCTGACCGAAGGTAAGCAAAAGATTGAAGATGGGTTGACTGAACTTCTTAAAGAATCAGTATCAGCAGAAATCGCAGAGCTAAAAGGTGATATTGAAAAGTATCGTAATCTTGAAGTTGAGTATGCACAAAAATTAGAAGATTTTAAAACTGAATATACTACCAAACTAGAAGAAAGTTTTGTTGGGTTTGTAACTGAAGGTGTTAAAGCTGAAATGGATGAGCTGCGTGAAGATCTGGTTGAATCCAAAAAGCAAAATTTTGGCAAGCGTCTTTTTGAAGCATTTGCAAATGAGTTTGAAGATTTTGGTGTTGGTGATGACATTAAA